ACGAATCAGCGTCCTGTAAGTCTGAAAATATTATTCTCACGGTGACGTTATGAGCAAGTACACAAACTTAATCACCAATTACCACGCCACCAGGCAAAAATACATTGATCATATCGACTTGAGTACCCGCCCACTGATAGACATCACATCAGCCACCAAGGGGCTGGTAAGCGCATTTGACATTGATACAGCGTCTGGTGTTCAGCTCGATACTCTCGGAATCTGGATTGGACGGAAACGCACAGTCAGCCAACCAATTATTGGCGTCTATTTCAGTTGGGATACCGATGGGCTCGGATATGACCAGGGTGTCTGGCAGGGACCTTATGATCCTGATTCGGGTTATACGTTGCTGAGTGATGAGAGTTACCGCCTTATTCTTAAGGCGAAAATTGCAATTAATAACTGGGATGGTCGCAATGATTCTATACCGTCCATTCTGGACTTCGTAACCAAGGGTTCAGGCCTTCGTATGCAGATCGTCGACAATCAGGACATGACAATATCTGTATGGGTGTTTCCGTATATCGATATTTCATATGAATCGTTGGAACTACTCGCTGTAATCAAACAGGGATATCTGACGGTGAAAGCGGCAGGGGTGTGGGCAGGCAGTATCGAAATACCTTGGGTAGAAACACCTTCAGCGGGGGTGAAATTCTTTGGGTTTGACATGTGCAACGAATATATTGATGGTTTCGATGATGGAGCCTGGTCCAGACTTCTCTGATAATGGATGAGCTCTGAAAGTACATGTTGTAAAACGTACTATGCTCAGTTTTAGTTAAGGTAATACTTCCCAGAGGCTTGTCTTATTAAAATAGAGAAAATCAATAACGTGCCGGATCGTTGGGTAAGGATAGAAATGACTGTAATTTCATGTTTTTATTGTAAACCATCGGGTTTTTGTTGCACTCACTATTTGTGAAAAAATGACAATTGCTTCTAAGTAATGGTTCATTAACACCGATCCACTGAGCAAAAATTTTCTCGAATTCTAACCCACTTCGAAAAGCAGTAATATGTTTTATACTGTTATCATCATAATTGATGATAACAAACGGGGGGGAGTAATTCTGTCTTTTAGTATCACTATATGATAAATCGCCAGTGAGGGGAGTGTGTGATAATCCATGATCGCTAAAATATAACATTGACCATCTGTCATTATCGCTACTGGCTGTATTAACTATAGTTTGTAGAAGTTGGTCTGTATTGAATATACTTTGGGCATAGCAAGAGTATTGCCTGTCATAGAGCTTGAAGTTTGAATGATAATTAACTCTTTTGCAAAAATCCATGTGTGAACCAGTAAGGTGAATGACAATTAATTTTTTGTCAGTAGAAGATAATGCTTTTTTTATTTCAGGCAAAAGGATTGTATCAGGGATGTACTCTTTGAAGTGGGAGTCTCCTATTTTAGTAAAGTAGTGATAGTCTGCCTGCATTCCCACAGTTGCGATAGGTGAGTCGTAAAAGCTATATAAACCCTGGTTAGATAACCAATATGTTTTCAGGCCTGAATTTTCAGCTAAACGTATGATGCTATCATTATAGTCAAATCCAGTGCTTGTAACCCTCAATAAGGAGTGCGTCAAGGAAGGGATGGTGGAGAATGCAGATGAAACATAATTGTCAAAAAATAGACCGGGTGATGAAGACAAAAATGGCGTGTTTTTGAACGGTGCGCCATAAAGATTCATATAATCACGCCTGACGCTCTCGCCTATAACCATAATATAAGTGTCATATTTTTTATTTGCAGTGTTTTCTTTTGAAAAGTCTGACGCCATGGTTTTTTCTTTGGCTATCATGAGATTAGTTTTCTTTACTAAGTTAAAAGAATCAATTGCTTTTATAACTGACTGTATTGGAGGGTATTTGATGGCGTAAATGTAATCTCTTTCATTGTATATAAAAAGAGGGTATGCAAACACCGTGATTGCTATAAATACTAACATGATGCATATTTTTTTATTTCCTATTGTAATCGGGTTTTTGATTCTCTTGATAATTAAGGCGCACAGGGATAATATAATAGCTCCTGGTATTAACAATGTAGGGTGTATGTTTTTTATGGTGGTTGTGATTTCTTCATGGTTTGCGTAAATCATTGCTGTAACCATGTTTATACTTGGTTTTCCGAAAGTTGCAGTGATTGGGAACATGAAAGCAGAAAATAATGATACTAATAATAAAAAGGACCTGCTTATTATTGTAGGTAACTTAAAGATCAATAGTGTTATGAATAAGTTAACTAAAACATACATCGGCTTTAAATAATCACCAAGTGAACAGTTGACTAGCCATGACCACAAAATTAGCAGTGCAATGCCATAGTGTCTGTCATAACGGGATATCCATGCTTTCATAGTTTTTCCATTTGTTTGGTAGTTAAGGTTAGGGTATTTATGTCTTTTGTTTTGAAAAAGGATTTTTCCATTTATCAAATTGGTTTTTTCTTGATAGTTAAGGTACCAATAGAGGGTGAAGGATTGGTAACAATAAATGCTTAATGTAATTCCATGTGTTTCGTAAGATTCAGAGATGATATGAACGCTACATAATTTGTGGGCAATAGGTATCTAATTAAAACATAAGTTTAATTTTTGAAATGTTGTTGGTAAGTGAGTTGTTTTTGCTTTCTTGTTTTTTTGTGGTAGATGCTCATCACTACAACTAAAGTTGAAATAATATCATATATTAAGGTAATGTTATGATTAAAAATGATTTCAAAGAGTTTGCAACAGGAAAAAGTGCAAATGTAATAAGTCAAAATGACTGGGAGGTGCTCCCTGTGTTAGACACCGGATTCACTTCCGGGAAAGCTTCTAGCGCACAGATAAATAAAGTTCTACGGCAGACAACATTCGTTAGTTCTGCTTTAGCGCAATTAGTGGCAGATACCTTGTCCCAGGATGTTTTGGACAATGGGAACAGAAATGATTTCACTGGGAAAATCAAAAGCTCAATTATTAACTTATCCATTCCAGTAGGGGTTCCGTTACCCTGGCCAAATGCCATTCCGCCTGATGGTTGGCTAAAGTGTAACGGGGCGAAATTTGATAAAAATTTATATCCGATTCTTGCCTCAGTTTATCCTTCGGGAATATTACCAGATTTACGCGGTGAATTTATTCGTGGCTGGGACGATGCGCGGGGCATAGACAGCGGGAGGAATTTGCTCTCAACTCAAGACTCCGCAAACGCGCAGCATATGCATACTCTCAAGAACGCGAGTATCTCGCATTCAGGCACGCACAACCATAGCGGTACAACATCAGACGCGGGTAATCATAATCATTCAGGTCTCACAGACACAGCGGGAAATCATACTCATACGGCAAATGTCTCAACTGCGGGAAAACACAACCATAACTATAATGATCTTTTTAATAGTTTTGGCACTGAGGATTGGGATGAACAAGCCACTCATATGGACCATGTAACAACTCCCGATACTTACATAGCTTCAGGAACAAGCGATAGTGGTGCCACTATATTCCCTTATATGAGTCGAACAACGGATGTAGCTGGAGATCATCAGCATACGGTCACTATCAGTCCATCAGGTAATCATCAGCATAACTTCTCTACAAATATGATGGGTAATCATAATCACACACTGTCGATAAATAATTCTGGTGATCATACCCATTCACTTGTTGGCAATACTGATTTGACAGGGACAGAATCACGGCCAAGAAATATAGCATTCAATTATATTGTGAGGGCAGCATGACATCCAAGGCTAGTTTGAGTAATAACTCAATTGCATTATCACCAACATTTATCACTGTATATAATTATGATGGTCAATCATATGAGTATATTTCATCTTCAGTCGAGTACCTGGCAGCAGGTGTAAGTATACCTGCCAATTCTTGTATAGATCCTCCGGGAGAATATAAGGAAGGTTTCAGTATTTTCCGTGATGTTGATCTTTCGATCTGGATATATGTTCCAGACCACAGGGGGGAGACCGTTTTTTATAAGCATAACGGCGAAAGTGTTTTAGTAAACGACATTGGTCATTTATCTGAAAATGTCGTTTCTGAGCCTCCCGATAAAAGATATGTTAAGTGGGATGGTAAATCATGGGTGGCTGATAAGGATGCAGAGCTAAAAGCTTCGATGCAGAATGCAGTTACGAAAAAAGAGGGTTATATTAAAAATGCATTAACTTACATCAATAACAGGCAATGGCCGGGAAAAGCTGCGCTGGGTTTGTTAGACGATGAAGAAAAGATTAATTATAAAGAGGTTATAAATTATATCGATGAGTTGAACGCTATAATACCTGCAGATCTTCTGGATGTTCGTTGGCCAGAAAAGCCATTCTAATAATCAACAAATCATCTCCGAAATCATGCCGTTCAGCCCAGGTTTCCTGCCTGGCTGTATCCAA